TTAGAGAGCCACCACGTTGCCTGCTGCTGGACCTTTCATACCATTTTCAATGGTAAATGAAACTTCTTGGCCTTCCATCAGAGATTTGAAGTCATCACTTTGGATTGCAGAGTAATGTACAAATACATCTTTACTTCCATCTTTAGGGGTGATGAAACCAAAACCTTTATCATCGTTAAACCATTTTACTGAACCAGTCATTGTATTAGACATAGAATTTCCTTTAATTTATTTAATTTGCCATAAGGCATATGAGGGTTTGTTTTTTATTTTTACTTATGGGAATTAATTAGAAGGAATTCGCAATGAAGTGGTATCGAGGATAACGCTAAACGGTGAACAACTTTAAACTGACTAACATAAATAGGCCTGTACTTCCAAACCAGTGATGTCATTAAGCCATAGATGAACTCAGATAGCAAACTTTATTTTGTATATAAAAACCCCGCAAAAGCGGGTTTATAAGTTGGTTGACCTTGATGTCAGTCTTATCACAATATCATCATTTTTACGATCGTAAAGCGCTTTATGTGACTTTTTCTATGTATCGATCCATTTCTAAGGAGACATCTAACATCATCAACATACCCTCTATTATCCCTTCTGCTTTTTGCAGTTTTTTTCCTATATGAGTATCAGAACAATTGTGCTTGTTAGCCAGTTGCATAAATGTCATTCCGAATAAATAGTAATCAAGTAATAGGTCATGCATCTCACTATTCTTTTTATTTAATTGCGCCATGCAACTAGAAATAATTATTGCATCGTCTTCACAGCATTGAGGACGAGCTTTAACCTTGCTTGGTATTAATCCACTAAATCCCGCAGCAATCGAATACCATTGAACTGACTCAGTATTATTAGTCGCCCAAGCCCCCCATCGTTCTAATACCTGTTGAATATCACGCATTACGCCACTTCCTTATGGTGTTTTGAAAACACTAACTCTCTTACTTCACAGGCCTCTATTAGCATGTCATTAAAATCGCCATTATCAGGCCATCTCACACTGACCGTTTCTACATCATTATTAGAAAGTAGATTTTTATGTGCACACTCCATAGCAGCTGCATGACCTGCTGCATTCCAATCCATATCTGTAAAGATAACAAGATGAGTAACACCCTTCGGTGCTTTGAATTTTTTCATGAAGTTAGTATTGATGACCGACCAAGTGTTTACACCATAGAGCTGCTTACAAGAAAGTGCCGTCTCGATACCTTCAGCAATGCCAAGTGTGGTATCAACAGGAAACATCCTTATCGCGACAGATTCTGCATACTCTAAATAATTATCTTCCTGTACCGCTGTCATTTTCTTCACAATATCAAGAGAGGCTTTTTTATCCCCTTGTAAATACGTTCTATGCAAGTAACAAAGTTGTCCTTTAGCATCAGTGGCTAATGACCAAATAGCCTGAAATTTGTCAGAACTATTACGAACAGGTTGATGATCACAATAACGAACGTTATCAAGTGGTAACTCAAAAACACCTCGATTATGTAAATACTGCATGGCGGGTGTATTTTTCAGTGTTGATAATTTAGAATAACAGCCTGTGATGCGTTGGAATAAATTATTCTTATTTGTTTTACTTGGTAAAAGAGCTTCTTTTTCTCGGTAATTACCAATCAATACATCAATTTCATCTGCTAATGTTTTAAAGTCTTTACCTTGTGTTCTTTCTAACAATTGAAAACCGTTGCCTGAACTACACGTACAAATGTAAGTTCCTCGCCCGTTTTTATCATCAATACGAAATTTTCCTTTTTGCCCGCAGATAGGACATTTCCCTTTAAAGTGCTTACGCCCCGTTATAGGAGGTAACCCATAATGTGCAAATATTTTCGCCCATTGCCCTTTTACGGCATCAATCGTATTCACAGTAAACCTCCTTGTTGTGGCTGGTGGCTAATTTGAGTACGTAAATTTTGAATATTGGCTTGTGCCTTCTTGCGAGATTTAGCAAAGGCAATTTGTTTGTACTTAATAAAGTTACTCACTTCGGGAGTGATTTCTTGTGGTGTGTTATGAAAGCCTCGTGGCCATACCCCAAATTTATCTTTAAAGGTATTAGCAACCCAACCATCACTTATCGGCTTACCCTGTGTCGCTCGTTGGTTCTGGTAGTATTTCAATTGAGACCACCAGCTTTGCTTATCTTCTCGGGTGTAAGTGCGCTCTTTTTTATTCAGTTTTTTGATGTTTCGGCTAGTATCAACTTCGATATCTTCACCCACTAAAGGTTTAAACCCACATTTAGGGCAACCATAAACACCTGCAGGCTTCATGTAGTGGCAGGAAGAACATTCTTTCGGTTTCTTCTCTCGCTTTTCTTGCTCTCGGCGAGACGAAGATTCACTCATACCATCATTTTTGGTGGGCAGTTCGTTATATTCAATGTCATCGGGATAACCTAAGCGGTGAACAGAACCAGAGTGATCGAAAATAAGGCAAGTCTCTTTTCCTGGTGCGGTACGCAATCCTCTACCAATAGCCTGACACCAACGAATTTCTGATTTAGTTGGGCGAGCGTAAATAATGCAACGAACATCACTATCAAAGCCGGCAATCAATGTGCCCACACTTACAAGCACCTTGGTCGCTCCTTGCTCAAACCGATGAATAATGATTTGACGCTCATCATGTGGCGTATCTGCAGTGATCACCTCAGCATTCACACCTGCACGGTTGAACTCGACGGTGACAAAATTGGCATGACTGACTGTGACGCAAAAGCAAATCGTAGGTAGGTTTCGTCCATTCACAAGCCAGTTATCAACAATATCCCCCACCAAATCTGCACCACTCATGATTTCAGCAATCTCAGCTTCTTTGTAATCACTACCAAACTCTGCGTTGCTGGACGATTTTACTTTTGATAAATCGGGTTTAGTCGGCGCATAGAACTCGTATGAGCTTAAATCACCACGTTTGATTAACTCTTTCATGGTGGTGGGTTTGATCAATGTTTCGTAGTAATGACCAAGGAATGGCGCAAAAGGCGTACCAGATAAGCCTATTACCTTGAATTCACTTTCTCTGATCACTTCTAATATTTTCTTACGGCGTAAATGTGCCTCATCGATTATTAATAAATCGATGTTGTCTGGAAATTCTCTACGGATAATTGTGTCAACTGATGCGATTTGAATTAAACGAGTTGGATCATAATTAGGATGATCACGCCATACATAACCAATCTCTTCTGCTGGCAAACCATACTCAATAAAGCGACTGGCTGTTTGATCAATCAAAATGGTGTAAGGAACAAGAAACATCACTCTCATTTCATGCTGAACATGTCCATCAGTAATAAACGCAGCTAATGCCGTTTTTCCGCTTCCTGTTGGGCTATAAATCATGAATGTTCTATTTTGCTTCCATGCCTGACGTAACATCGTCAATCCGCGTTCCTGTGCAAAATTTGGTGTGATTGTTAACATCGGTTTCCTCATTTGATAACTAGCTCTACCAAAGGAAGGGATTTATTTTTATTTGGACGTCTAAACGGCTGTGTTTTTTTAACTTCTATAGAGATCTATATTTAAGATCTAACTCCTTCCTTGGCTGTGCCTTCCCTAACTCCCCTTTCAAAGATCACCCCCCTTTCCCCCCTAGAAAGTTTTCCCCTCTTCCCCAGAAAACAATCTAGACGGCTAAACGTCTTAACTTCTAATACCTCCTAAATCTAATCACTATTAAATCGATAAGGGCTTTGCGGTGTACCCTTGCATTGCTCTCTGATAACGCTTTATGAACTCTCTTAACCTGACGTTAGCTTCATGACGAGCTTTGTTATCTTTACGGTAGGGAACTTGTTCTCGTTCCCATTCCGTTTGATACACTTCTGAATATTTAACTAATGCCTTTTGCCTCATACTTGGGCTTAACTTCGTGAGTTGCTCCTGGATCCACTTGGCATCATCAGGAAAGTAGTGTTCAGGCATCGGCATGTTGATTTGGTGCATGAGAGTTTCCTTGATTCTTCATGGCATTAGACTCATAACCATATTTAGAAGGGAACAAATCATCCAGGGAACAATTACTACCCAACTCATTAAAAGCAGCTACGATTGAACGACAGTCACAAAGGCTTGGAGTCCTGATACCTAGTTCATAATTGGATATTCTTGATTGCCCCCAGCCTAAATGTGCGGCAAGTTTTGCTTGTGATATTCCAAGCTTTTTACGTTGCGTTGAAATTTTATTCATATTTTCCATCCATTATTTTTATATACATTAAACACAAAATGTGTTTATCATGCAATCACATTTTGTTTAATTACTTTATTCACGTTTTGTGTTAAATAATGGCTATGAAAAAGATTAATGAAATTATCGGGGAGAGATTGAAATCTATCCGCGAATCTAAAGGTTTTAGTCAGGCTCAGTTGGCAAAACTGTGTGGATATTCGTCTGCGTCACGAATAGGAAATTATGAGCTTGGTGAGAGAAAAATTAGTGCTGACGACGCATTAAGAATTAGTGAGATCCTAGAAGTATCCCCTGCAGAGTTGATGTTTGGCTCACAAAGCGAACAAGTTATAAGTAATTACCAATACCCTCTATTCACAAAGGTACAGGCCGGCGCTTTCTCAACAGAATTTAACTCATACACTCAAAAAGATGCTGTGTCGTGGATACCGACAGCTAAGAAAGCCAGTGAGCGCGCCTTTTGGTTAGAGGTTGAAGGTCAATCAATGACAGCACCACCAGGAGGTAAACCAAGTTTTCCAGAAGGTATGCTAATTCTGGTTGATCCTGAGGAAGAAGTGGAGTTCGGAGATTTCTGTGTCGCTCGTTTGCTAAATGATGAGTTCACATTCAAACGACTGATTAGAGAGGGTGGAATTGAGTATCTGGAGCCATTAAACCCACGCTATGACCTGATCCCTATTAACGGGAACTGCACAATCATAGGTAAGGTAATCAAGTCACAATGGCCTGACGACACGTTTTAGGAGGAAATATGGCGTTTAACAATATTGAGATAGCAAATATTAGACGGTGTATGGAATTTTTCATGGAAAAACGCCGCCCAGCAGAGCACCTAAGGGATGAATTAGATTTACAGTATCGTATCGAGGACGACTCAGTAATTATCTTTGAAATTAGGCAACTAATATGGAGTGATGGCAGAGTAGAAGAACCTATAGCAAAAATCACACATAATAGGTATTCGAATTCATGGTCTCTGCTTTGGATGGATAAAAATAGTAACTGGCACAACTACGATGAAATAATGCTAGGTAGTTTCTCTGACGCCATTAGGCTCGTTGAAGATGATGTGCGAGGTTGCTTTTTTGGGTGACGACACGTTTTAGGGAGTGGTTGACAGAATAGCAGTAAAATTGAAATTTGGTTGACGTAATTTTGTCAACCAATTGTCTTCAATTGCCTTTAAAGGATGAGTAAATGAGAATATTAGGGGTTCGAGTTTCACCTTCAGTGGCATCATTTATTGTTTATTGCACTGAATCTAAAAAGCTTGTTTGTTCTGATGTGATAAATATTCCATGCATTTTAGATACACCAGAGAAATTAAAATATGTTCGTAACAATATCCTAGATATATTAATGTTTTATAATGTTGATATCGCATCAATAAGGGTAACAGAAGCAAACTCTCAAAATATGAGCATAGACCGTCTCTATATAGAAGCAGTAATACAAGAAGCATTTTCAAGTAGTGAAGTTAAAAAATACTTTACCATTCGAAAATCAGGAATACGGGCAGGTCTCAATGTAAGCGATACTGAATATAAACAATTACTTAAGTCAGAAATATCAATACATGATATAGACAATTCATCATTCACTCAGGAAACAAATGAAGCCATGATGGCAGCATTAGCAGTGGAGGGTAAATTTTGATCACCCCATATCAAAAAGCAGACGTGTCATTTAGAAAAATAAAAAAACTTGATGAACAAGGTTGTTTCTCAGAGGTTTATCTTGCTCATGATGAAAATTTAGATCATGAGTTGGTTATCAAAGAAATCACAAAAAAACCCAATCAAGATAAAGATACTTATTTTTCTGAGGCAAGACTGCTTTACAAAAATGCTCACCCAAACATCGTGCAGGTTCAATACGCAGCTGAAGATAATGAAAAAATCTATATAGCAATGCCATATTATATTAATGGCACGATAAGCCAAAAGATGAGCAGAGGAAATTTCACTCCACGTGAAATAATAAGGTACGCAATACAGTTTATTGGTGGCCTATATCATATCCATACAAAAAAATTAATTCATTTCGATATCAAGCCTAATAATATTATGATTTCAAACCGAAATGAAGCAATGCTGGCTGACTTCGGGTTATCTAAATTAATAAATATAAATTCAACAGCAATACCTGATCACAATTACTATTTTCATACCCCTCCTGAATATTTCACAATAAGCAAAAGTGGTGGATTTACCTATACCTTCGATATCTACCAAGTTGGAATGACTTTGTATAGGATGTGTATTGGTGCCATTGAGTTTGAAAATGAAATATCTCAATTCCAGTATGCTGAGCAGTTAGAGTCCGCAATAAAAGCTGGAACATTCCCTTCCAAACAATACCCATCGCATATACCAAAAAAATTAATATCTATAATTAATAAGTGTTTAGAAAGCAATCCAAACAACCGATTTCAGTCATCACTAGATATTCTTAATGCACTATCATCAATAAAAGACGATGATGGCGCGTTAGATTGGAGAAAGTGCGATAATTCCGATACCACACTAAATGAATGGCGCAAGAAAATCGCAGGTGCTATACTCCATTTAAGTTATGATAGCAATACAAAATCCTCTATTTGTCATAGAGTATATCCAGATGGGAGAAAACGAAAGGAAGGCAAAGGTACGCTTACCCGTTGTTCTCATTCAAAAATATATCAAATACTCAAAGGGTTATAGCTATGAAAAATCGGGCGGTGTTGAATAATACGCCACCCAGCAGAAGGGATGTTGCGGTGGCTTCCCCTTATACAAAATCAGATCTTCTGAATAAAGATGAAAAAAAAGAACGCTCTGATAAATTTAGATCTTCACTTCTAAGAAATAAATATTTTAAACTATAATTTCAAATTCAGCCCTCCCCACGAGGGCTTTTTTGTACCCTCTCCCCTCTAAAGAAGTGATCTCCATTCCAATCTGAGATTTTTTTGAAAATAAATTTCCAACAAAAACAACAAATTAAATTAAAAATCAAAATAAAAACACAAAATGTGATTGCAATATAAACACAAATATGTGTTAATAAAAACACAAAACGTGATTAAAGGATTTAAACATGCCTATTATACATTCTACTGCAATCCCTAATTTACCGAAACCTGACATGCATACAGGCGTAATGTTACCTATGTTCTTATTTCGTTTCTGGACTAAAACAGAGTGTCCAGAGAAAAAAGAAGTTATGGCTACCAGCGCTGAACAAGCTAAAGAATTACTCGGTGGCAATGTTGTTTTCTCTGCACAGTTTCCTTGTGAGGCTTAATTATGGCTCACGAACTCAACTTAGAGGCTGTTGCAAAAAAAGTGACCATTTAAACGCACTACTGTTTCAGCTAAATGGCATATTACTTCAAAACCAACCTGATGTTATGAGTTTAATTGAGTTAACTTATAATTTATCTAGCGATATATCGAATTGGCTAATCGAAGAAAATGCACAGAGAGATAATGATCATGACAAAAGAAATAATTAATGTAGATAGCGGAAAAATACTAGATACATTACATCGAGTAAAAGCATTCTTAATTTCAGCTCAGTTTCTTTCTCGTAATAGCGAAGAGCGAGCAATTCAACTTAGCTTATTATCTCAAGCAGAAGATGAAATTAATGAGGTTTTAAATGATGAATAACACTGAATTAAAACAATCCGCTTGTGATGAATTACTTTATGCAACTTCTATTTTAAATCTCATTATCAACGATAACGTAATACTTAGCGATAATATGTTTAATGCGATTGAATCAGCAGTAGCTAATATAGAAAGAGCTAAAGAAAGTGTATCAAGCATTAATACTGATAAATCACCAAAGCCTATCGGTGAAATTAAAATCAGTGATAACGATACAATTGAAAGGGCTGTCGGGTGTATTTTAAACACATTAGAAACTGCAATTAATTTAAAAGTAGCTGAAGAAAGCGGTCACATTCAAAATTACGATATTCAAATTACAAATTTAATCCACTCAGCAAAATTAAATTTAGAAACCATTTATGAAAAAGTAAGTTTCACGGAGGCGTAATGAATATTGATGAATTAATTACCCTTCCTGATTTAAACAAATTATCAGAAAAAGAAATAGGTAATTTAAGAGGTAATTTAGAATTAGCCATTGACTCACTCATTACAGGAATGAAGGTATTCGGTGATTTTATGTTTTGGGCTGATGCTAATGAAAATTATCCCGATGGTAAAGATCATCTTGGTGATGTGGGATTATTTTTAAGCCAACTGTCATTATTGATATCAATATTAAATGACAAACTTGGTGGAGTTGAATATGAAATATCAAATCGAAAAATAAAAGGAGCACGGAAATGAATAACCAACATGAAGCCATTGAGAAAGCAACTGATAATCAAATTACTATTGCCATGCGCCCTGTTTATATTATTGCAGGTGCCAACCGTGCTTACTTAAGTGAGCGTTCAGCATTAAATAAGCTAGCAAATATTCTCACCGAGCGTGAATTTCATAAAGAAGGCATTGAGACTAACTATGAAGGTGAACAATGCGAACTTGAAAATGGCACAGTCGCTTTCAAGCGTGGCGAACCTACCGAACACTTTATGGATCGCAAAGAAGCCAAACTAACTGAACTCCAAGAACGATTAAAGCAAGAGCGTAATATTGAACGCTTACAAAAAGAATATGCTAAAGCTGTCGCTAAATATGATGATGCAGAAAAAGAAGCTGATAGATTATATTACGAATTAAATAATGCTTTAACCAATAAATAAATCATCCATTAAATAAAAATTAATTATAGCGTTCATGCTAGGGATTGCTACGCTCTGGATCAGGAGTACGCAACATGGATAAAGTGAACTTACTTGAAATAAGAAGAAAGCGTTTTATTAATTCGGTACTTATTTACATTAAACAAAATGGAAAGAAAGCTGAGTTTAAATCAAAGATAAATAATAAAACTGTTATTACAGAAATTAACTTTGAAAACTTAAATAACTTCTTCCGTGATGTCTATGAAGAAAAAGATTGCCGTCAACGTTGTAAGTGGAGTGATAAAGATATCTATAACACCTATGAACGTTTATATAAATCTAATGGTTCTATTTCTGAAATGGGTAAATTCATGATTGATTATATCGTTGAGTATTTACCGCCTTACTTAAATGGATAGGAATATAAATATCATGACGTTTTCTGAATTAATGAAAAAAGGTAAGGAGTTAGAGAATAAAGGATTTTATAGACGCGCAATAGAGCAATATAACAAAGCTTTTATTGTTGCAGAACCACCAACCAAAGGCGCAATGAGTTATCAACAAAAAATAAGTAATCAATCATCTAAGCGTTGCTTAGGTAAAGCAAAAATTAAAGTGACGGAAAGTTATTTATGAAACATGAAAATATGGCGGTAACTCAACTAATAGAAATTCTAAAAGAAAAATACCAGATTGTCCGGCTTGGATGCTTGATGAATCTCGTATGAATTATGAAGCACTAACACATCAGGAACTAATGGAGTTCGCTGAATGCGCGGTTAAGCGCCAGCGTTATATTCAAGCCACAAAGTACCTTATTTACTGCAAGGATCGATTTGGCTTTGCTCCCCATGGGAATTATCAGTTTTCTTATAAAAACTTTGGAGCCTACTTGGATATTGAAGTGATTGAAACCTTACTAATTCATCAAATTGAGCGACCTTTATTAGAGGAAAATCCAGAGGAAAAATATATTGCCGTATGGCGTTTTTATACAAATAACGAAACTAGAGAAACTGAAACCGGTATTACATGGCTATTTGACTTCATAGATGACGTGTTTATTAAAGGCTTTCAATTTTTAAATACACCTTTATCAAATAACTCAGTTCACTAGGGGAAATATATGAATAACTTAATCACTATTAACAACACCCAAATACCTGTTGCTGAATATAAAGGTCAGCGCATTGTTACTTTCTCAATGATTGACCTTGTACATGGTCGACCAGACGGTACGGCTCGCGCTGCTTTTAATCGCAATCGTGACCACTTTATTGAAGGTGTCGATTTCAATGAAGTAGGTTCGGACGTAATACGTACGGACCTACCTGAAGGGGTATTTTCTAAATTTGCTCCTAGCGGCATCGTACTGTTTGAGTCTGGCTATCTCATGTTAACCAAGCCATTCAATGATGATGTTGCATGGCAAGTACAACGCGAACTGGTTAATAATTACTTTCGTCCCCCCCAAACCGCTATTAGCGAATTAGAAATGATTGCCAAAATCGCCAGTCATACAGCTCAGCAACAACGTCAAATAAATCGTATTGATGAGAAGGTTGAACAGATGCATGAGACTGTCGAACAAATTAAGCAAGGCACTATTCCTGCAGGTTGGATTGGTTACTCATTAGCGAAAACCAAATCTGGTATGACGATTGATAAATGCAAGACGCTTGCCAAGCAATACAGTGTCCGAAAAGACCAAATAACCATTCTTACCCCAGAAGGCATGCCTAGGCCTATGGCTATCATTCATGAGGCTGACTTCATGGTAGCAATGAAACATATGATGGGCGAAGCAGAAAAACGCGGTACTCGTTGGTATCACCCGAAAATGGGACTATTTCAGGCAATTGGCTGGGAGGATAAATAATGATTATTCAAACACATTTACTTCGTGCTGCTTTAGTTTGTGTGGCTAAACATGATCCTCGTTACTACCTGCAAGGTATTCATATCAGCAATAAGTACATTGAAGCGACTAACGGACATGTTGCTGTGCGTATGGAACATGGCATAAAAACACGCCGTAACGAAATACTTGAATTCAGAGGCTCTATTCCTGCAAAGGCAAACACAACAGAAATTAAATTTACTGAAGAACCTTTTGCTATTCATCGCGACAAAAACGGTCATCGCGTGGGGTTCTCTGCACTTGTTTCACATAAAGGTGCGCGCTTCCCTAATTTAGATCTCGTCATCCCGACAGAATATGAACTTTGTTTACCTCATATGCAGGCTATCTACCTTACTTATCCTGAAAAGATGTTTAGTACTAGTCGCGGATGTCATCCTGTCTCATTTCATCCATCAGGAATGACCAAGCCTTGCCTATTAAAATTTAGTGACGTGATAAACGAAAAATACGGCAATCCGCAATTCGTTGTTATGCCATGCAGAACTTGAGGTGAAAATGAAAATTGAATATATCTCCAGTGGAACAGGAAGCATGGCAAAGGTAGTTATTTTTTCCTTTATCACTGAACGAAGAAAAATAAATCGGTTAATTGATCGGGTATTACTTTTTACCCCCGTTCACGAGAACACTATCGGGTTCTTTTTTCGAGTCACCACTATTTATGGCAAACCGAATCACGTATTGCGAGCTTACAAAATTATTTGCAAGGAGGCAAAAAATGACAACTACAACTCGATACATTAAATGGAAAGAAATGATCCGGTTAACAGGAAAAAGCAAACCTACAATTTGGAGAATGTATGCAAAACGAAATGAGTTCCCCAAACCAGAAAGAACAAAAGGCGGTACGTTTTTAGGTTGGCCAGAACATGTCTATGAAGAGTGGGTTAGAAGTGAAAAGCTGTAA